AATAATAATAACAATAATAATAATAATAACAATAATAATAACAGATTTTTAAAAATGAATAAAATTGATTATTCAAGAAATATTGTTAGTAGTAATAAACCACCTGATATAATCGACAGGCAAATGAGGATAAAGAATTTTTACAATATGTTCTCTCAACCAATTTACGTAACAGAGAAACAAACTGCGGAGAAACTCACAAAAATATTTCCGAATATAAAATTTTATAGTAGAGAAGAGTTAACACCAGAGGTGTGTCAGAAAGAAAATATTAAAATAAGTAAAGTATCAAATGATCAGATAAACCAACATCCAATAACACATCAAATCAGAAATATTTTTGAATACAAGAATATAATGCAGTTTAACCACATAACAACCTATGATGATGAACAATTAGCTGAGCATATCCCTGTAGTTTTAGAAAGGCCAGTATTAGACATAAACTCAGCAAGATTAGCAAGAAGAGGAGTAGCTACAGTAGTATTAACCCCTCAAATTGATTCAAATGATGCAGACAGAAAAAGAAATGTTGAAGCAACAATAACCAAAGAAAACATGGCTTTAAAACAAGCAATCAAGAATACAACAATAAAATTAAATGACACACTTAACATGAAACACAATATATTAGAAACAATGAAAGAAAATCTACCAACAGCCGCCAAAAATTATAATTATAAAGCATACAACCAATTACTAACAGACAATGACACAGATCCATCTCTAGAATATAATGAAGAATTAGCAAAATATCAAAAAGAGAAAATTAATTATGAAAAAGAAATTAGGACAAAGATAGAAGAGAATTTAAAAATAAGTTCAGCCTCCCAAGATTTAAAATCTTATATCACATCAATATATGAATATCAGGAGAGTGAAGAGGGGGATAGACAAGAAGAATATGAATTTTCAGATTATAAAGACTTCCTAATAAATTTAACAGATATAATTTATTATATTGATGATGAAGAATTATATGAAATTAATGAAAATCTAAACTATGGAACAACAATGGTCGGAACCATGCATATACCTAAAAAACTAGTGCCAGGTAGACAGTTAATCAAATATGAAGATGCTATAGAAGGTGAATTTAGACTATATTGTTGTGAGGACATAGACGCAGACAATTACAATGACATGTGTAATACCAAATACATAAGAATGGCGATGCAGGCTAAAGGCAATAATAAACCTTACCACCATTGTTTGCGTTTCCCAGATTTAATAGACAGGCAAAGAATGATAATACCAACTAATGATAAACAACTGGAATATTACCTAACCATAAATGTGTTGGAAAGAATAGATTGTGGGGACACTGAATATATAAGGTTTTCAATAATGAAGAATAAAATAGGAGATCAACCAGAACAGACAATATGTCAAGAAATACCTGAAGAGTTAGTAATGACTGGGGATGATGAAAAAATTAGAAAATACTTCAGACAAATGCACAGTATATGGAAGAATACTAAAAGATCAAAAATAGCCGAAATTGCAGCCTTATTCAATTATGAATTTGTAGAATTACACCAATTTAAATTAGATAGGCCTAGTAAAGAAAACATAAAAATAGAATTGAAGAAAGTAGAAAAAGACAAAGCATATGTGGATCAGCAGTTTGTTATGTATACTAAGAAAAGTGGAGTGCTATTCAACTATGAAGAAGAAATTAAAACAAATGCAAGGTTTTTAGACGAAATTGAAACAACTCAAATAGATGATAGGATCATTCAAAAATTAACAACAAAAATGATAAATACCCCAAAAATTGATTCAAATGCCTTTAGACAATATATAACATTTTTGAATAAAGAAGACCCCAATTTAAATCTCAATCACGTTGCCATACCAATAATAGCACGTTGTATCCAAATGACATTTGATCTAGAAACTCAATTCAACTTGCTAGACTCATGGAAAACAACAGAATTAGTAAACAAATTTCATGCAGGAAAAATGAAAATTAAGCCTAACAATTTCTGGACTGCATTAAAAGCTAAAAGAGGATATGAATACATATGTATGTACATAAAAGAATCACTAAACATCAACGAAGAGGCTCAATTGAATACATTGGGTTTCTAAAAAGGCCTCAGTTGGAAGTGGGGGATAGACGAAAACAACGTAATCACTCCACAACAAAATACAATTATCTATATCAACAACAGCAACTATTATATCTAGGAACAACATTAACGCCAAATTTATTAAAACATGCAAACGCACCGGCAATTCCAACACAACAACATCCTCATCCAAAGTATCCTTATCAAAGAATAAAAATAACAACCCAAGATCCTGAATTAAAAGAATTGATGAAAAGGACAAAATTAAAAACACCCAGTGAACAAATAACAGCCATATCACCATCACAACTCACTTGTCGATGCCCACAACAAATCAAATATGTAAAAATATTAGACACACAAATTCATGATGAAAATGAAGCAATGGTTTGGACTGCATGTAGACACACCACATTTGCTGCTGCTAAAAGACAAATGAAAGCGGCACCAACACCAGAGCCAGCAGTAGCAGATGACTTTGTACAACACTCAATGAAAATTATCAACGAAGAAATAGGTGATGAATTGAAAAATTTCAAATACTCAGTCAAAGATTGGTATAATCACTTGAATATAAAGAAGAAAAAAGAATTAAAACCAACAATGAACTATTATAATAGAGATAAAACCTATGATATGAGACCCAGAGACTTGAAGAACTTACATAATAAGCATTATACAGGAATCTTAAAAGAAGAATTGCAACTCACAGATGGAAAACCAAGAATGGTGTGTTCTATCCCACAATCAACAAAATTTATTATGGGACCAGTAACATGGCAATTAGAGGAGATATTTCAAGACAAGCTACGAGGTTATTGTGGTGGACAAAACTTAGAACAGATGGCAGATAAAATAAATAATTATTTAGAACAAGGATTTACCAAAATTGTGGAAGGAGATGGATCTGCCTTTGATAACACACAAGATGTCTCACTAAAAGAATTGGATAGAAGCATATATAGAATAATAGAACCAAATATTTATCATGTACCTAAAGAAGATTTTCATGAAGTATCACAGGCATTATATAAGACTATGGATATAGATTATATTGATAAAGAAACCAAGAAGAAAAAACATCTATTGTCATATACAATATTAGGAACAGTATTTTCAGGAGACTGTGATACCACATTAATGAATACCACAAGAATGGCCATGTACAACCGTTATGTAAATGACAAAGCTGGGTTAGTTTTTGGAAAAGATTATGTATGTTTTGCGAAAGGCGACGATTTCACAGTTATGTACAAACCATACGTTACCAATGAGTTTATAACAAAAGCATATTACAAATACTTTTTACCAGCAAACCCTGATACTACAAAACCAGATACAAGAATTTATGGACTTGGGCAAGTGCTAAAAATGTTAGAATTTGGAGATGCTAGTAAATTATCTTTCTGTTCATTAAGAGCATTCTTCACAGATCCATCTGAAACAAAGATTTACCTTACCAGAAATCCTAATAAGTTTATAAATTTATCAAAATATTCCAGAAAAGCAAAAAACCAAACTTTAGAGTATGTGTATGATTACCTCAATGCACAAGCAGAAGCTTTAGAAACGAACTATTCAAAATTGACTTACTTCATGTACATGGCTCAACTTTATAGAACACAAGCAAAATATCTTAAGAATAAATTCTCATTAAAACACACAGGAAAATACAAAAAGCAATTATATGCACTTATATGCAAAGAATTCCAACAACCATATGATGAAGATGAATTATTCTTTGATAAGATAGAACAAGTGTATAAAGAAAATGTAGCACACAGAAAACAACAGATTAGAATACTAACACAATATTGGGAAACAATTAAATTAATTGAAACTAGACAAACCACACAACTTACCCAGGAACAAGCCGATTATATCAACCAACAAATAAATGCAGAGTTTATGATAGAATATCTGAAATCTATGATGCCAACTGAGGCCTTATAAAAGAAACTATGAAAGCATTAAAGAAAATAATAAATCAAACAAAAACTACTAACAATAACAAACCAACTAAAAATAAACAAGGTAAAGCAGCGAGGAGAAATAACAAACCACGTCGTCAGAGAATCCAGAGAACAAGACGACAAATTATTATCAAAAACAATCCAGTGAGACAAGCTGCTTTGGGATCTATACCTATGGCAATACCATTATCGTATAGGAGATATTTTACAATGAAAAATATGGGTGAAACAGCAGTAAAAATATCAGGGTGTGATTTAATCTATAAAATACCAGATAACATTCAGGCGTTACAAAATACAAATGTAATGACAATAATACCAGCCAACCCTGCATATTGGACTGGAACCAGAATATCAGCTTTAGCACAGGGATACCAAAACTACAGACCATTAGCATTAAAAATCCATTATTGTCCGCAATGTCCAGTCACACAACAAGGAAATGTCATAGGGGGAACATTATGGGATGACGTACCATCAGCAGATAGCCTTCAGCAATCATTAAAGACATCTAATGGTGGATTTTTAACTCAATGTTATCAACCAATCTCAACAACCATTAGATTAAAATCAAACTTGCAAATTAATTTGTACAGAATGGCTGGAGATATGAATCAACAATCAAATCCTTTCTACTTTATAGCCTTATCAATTGCTGCATATAACAATGAAAATAGACTTATCAATCCAGGAATCTTCTATGTTGAATACACTTACATCTTGAAGAATCCAATAGGAGTTTCAACTCAGTATATCAATTCAGGATTAACAACAGCAGCAGCACAGAATAACATATATACAAACACAGTGGCCATCACATGTAAAGAATTGCAAATTGATAACACCATTTTCCCATCAGGAACCAGACTAGATGTTGAAAAGAATATTGAAGATGAACAACCTTCCTATTATTACAATAATACAAAAATAGATACACCTAACATACCACTGTGGTATCTGATGAACCAACCAATAACAAATCCAATACAAGTAAGGGCAAGACCACCAATTCCAGACGTCCCCATATATGATGCAGTGTATTTTTTAGTAGCAGGAGAATCCATATCTAGAGAGGGTGTGATAACTGCACCAGCACAATCTATCTTAATATTCTTAACAGATGATAATGTACCCAACCAATATACCTTAATCTATAATAAGACTGCAAACAATGTCCAACAAAATATAGGAATGCATCAGGAAGTTTATCAGACGGAATTCAATGAAAACGGAGTACCAATGCCAATAACAGTTCAAAGACATGATGATGCTTTAATATTTTTTACAGCAACAGCAATAGTAAAGGAATTCCTACCATTCCCTTAAACAATAGATCCTAAAAATGACATTCCCATGTACGAAGTCTAGTAGCGACGGAGTGTCATTATCATTATTATAATATATTCAAAAATTAAAATCAATTTTATTCATTTTCACAACCTAAGCGGGAAGCGCCC